TGGCGGTTATTGCGTCATCACGAAACGTCACTTTAGGTGAGTGTTGCGTTGCCAGGTGTCAGCTTCACGCGGATATTGGCACTGGTTGTTGCTCCGAGCGCTTCTACCGCAATTGCTGCGCCGGTGATGTCGCCAGTCGCTGGCGTAGCCGAACTGTCATCAAACTTGCCTACTGATGTATCCCAGACAAGCTTTTCACCATTGACGATAACGGCGGTATCAACTTTAGGCAGATCAAACACGCCTTCAACTGCAACCTCCCCGCTGCCGGTAGTGGCGGCGATATCTTCCAGCGCAACACCCAGGGTGTGCTTTAGTTCAACTACGGCACCTTTCGAAATCGCTGCGCCAGCGTTTTCGTAAGTGACGCTATTTCCTGCTTTTAATTCACCCATGATCATTACTCCTAATGTGTTACGAATGAGCGGTGCCAGCCCCTGTAAAAGCGAGCCGGTACATCACACGTTTGGGTGGTGGGTTATAGGCGGTTAAGAGCCTGCGTTGTATGCCATGGTTCGGAAGTCAAGCGCCTGGGCGACACAGTCGATCCAGACAACCCACTCAACACCAAGCACGTTGTAGGACTCCACGCGCTCGATCATCGGCTCGTCTCGGCCATCCAGGAACGCCACTTCGACAGTGTCGGTCTGGTTGGGATCCGCTAGCGCGTAGTACTTCAACGCACTTGCAGCATCGAGACGTGCGTCTGAGAGAATCTCCCATCGGCCCATCTCAATGTTTTTAGTTCGAGCAGTCTTGGCAGAGGTGACTTCGTCCTGAGACGTATTCACCACCCTGCAAGGACCATCCAGCGCAACCGGGCAGTAGACAAACCTGGGTTGAATGTTGAGGTTTGCGTTACCACCTACGTCAGACTGTGTAGCCATCTTCACGCGGAGCTCTGTGAACGTGGCTGATGTCGGTACACCACCTGTGCCGGTGTTCGAGTGATCAGCGTGGAAGATTGCTTTTGAGTCCTCATCCAGTGTCTGGCCAAGACCTGCAGCGGTCGTAAACACTGCAGCAAACCGATCACCGACAGTCCGCTTCGCACCAGCACCTAGCCTGGAAAGCATGCGCCCGAACTCATTCAGATCGTCGTTGATGATGGCGACTCGGCTAAGCCCGGCCTTACCTGCATAGGTGGCCAGCTGGATGCTTTGCTTGCGATCAGCCAGTTCGATGGTTTCCACTTCCTGCATCTCGGCATTAGCAACCAAAGAAGGCGCGTGACCGAGGCCGGTGCGACTCGCTGCCTTAAAGTCCGGCAGACTACCCACCCTGGCCAGGGTTGTGTAAACCTCAGCCTGTTCGGAGTAACCGCGCAGCACTTCTTTCGTGGCAATGTTCTCCAGGATCCCGGGGAAATCCGAGCCTGGTTGCAGTGCGACTGCGACAATCTGAAACTTGTCCTTGCCTGCGATGCTAACACCACGCACTTCAGCAGATCGCTTTGACATCTCCAGGAGTGAGCAGGACAGGAACTCGTTGGTGTGATCCACCGGCTTCCTGTTCATACGCATTTCGATTGCTTCTTCAACACCCGCCCTGAACTTGTCGCGAGCGTCTTCGAGGACGACTGCAGGCCCACCGAGTGACACGCTGTCTTTACCCAATTCTGCAAGCAGCTTGGTGTTTGCCATCTCGACGCTGCACTCAAAATCATCAATGCATGCGGTGAGTAGTTCTACCGAGCCAGTAAACTCAAACTTCGAGAATGCGGCACGGATATCGCGTTGGCGCTTGGCCTCGGCTTCTCGTGCGGCTTTTTCAGCCGCCACTATTTCTTTAGGATCCATGGGATCTTCCTCTGGTTTGTCGGCGGCTATTGCCGACTGTTGGTTTCGCACGATGATGTCAGACACCAATTGCGCTCTGGACGCTGCGAGTGCAGCGCCGTCCTCACCCTCATCGTTGGGTTTTGGCCCGTTGATGATGGCGAGAAATTCTTCGGGTACGTTCTCCAGGGTGGAGAGGTCTAGTTCGGCGAGGCAGGCAGCCAGGTCTAGTTCCTGGGTGACAACAGCATCAGCGAGGCCGTTCTCAACACAATCGGTAGCAGTCAGCCAGGTTTCCTCGTCCAACATCGCGATGAGGTCTTCCTGGGATCCGTTGTATCGGCGCATGTAAGCGCCGACCATCGCCTCTCGAACCTTTTCGAGCATCTTGGCGGCTTTCTGGTGATCGTTTTGATCTCCCCATGCCCCCGTAGATGGGTTGTGGATCATCATCATCGACTGCTCCATCATGCGGAGCTCACCTTCATCAGCCGCCAATGCGATGACTGAAGCCATTGATGCGGCCAGGGATGTGACAAGCACTGACACCTTGGCCTTGTGGTTAAGCAGGGCGTTGTAAATCGCCAGGCCGTCCCACACGTTTCCGCCGACTGAACCGATCTCAACGTCTACCTGGTCAACGTCACCAAGTGCTTCGAGCTCGGTGATGAATTCTTGCGCGGAGATGTCCCAGCCGATCTCGCCAAAAATGTGCAGATTGACGACGTTGGCTCCGTCAACAGCGTTCGACACCATGGAATACCAGGGTGCTTTACTCTTCGGGGGTGTCTTCGGGGTCTTTGGTGTCTTGGGCATTTTTACGCTCCTCGCGTTCAATTTGTTTATCTACCTGTCTCGGGTTCTTGCCACGTGATCTGATGACTGCGCTTCTGCTTTCCAGCTTGCCTTCGATCAATGTCATCCAGCCTTCCGCTTCCTGTTTCGGTTGGATCCAGGGCATGGCCGGGCGGCTGAAGTTCATGTTGAGCAAAGTGTCTTGCTTTACGTTGTCCGGGATCCGGATGACCCGGGAAGCGATCGCCATGTTGATGAAGTTTTCCAGCTTCGGTCGCTCGCTGCGTCCAATGAAATCCTGCCAGAGGATTCCGTAGTGGTCGTGCTGTTCAACGAGTTCCTGGCGCTGGGCGGAGTAGGTACCGTTGTAGTTCTTCGAAAGGGCGCTGCCGGAAACACCGATACCCGCTGCCGCGTGTCTCATCTGATCACCCTTGAAAGCGATCAATTGGTTGTTCGGGCGGTTGGATATCACGGACCCAACATCCTCACCAGGCAGGAGATCGTCAATGACCATGCCGGGGTAGATGTCAATCTCCCGGGGATCTTCATCACCCGCTTCGGAGTCCGGGGGAGAGTAGATCGTAGGGTCACCCTTCTTGATATAAAGCGCGATCGCCGCAGCCATCCGTGCAGCAACGCGTTCCGTCTCATCGATCTCGTTGATATCCTGCAGGCGCTTGATCACCACCGCGAAAACTGATGTGCCTCTGACCTGGCGGAATCGATTGCGGATCGCCAGGTGTGAAATTTTACTGGCAGGTATAACGCGGGTTTCTTCGTTAAACCTGCTGAATTTGCTTACGTCGTTCGGATCTGATTTGAGCAGGTGGTACGCTGTTGGGCGTCCCCATCCGTTCATTTCCACACCAGAGACCACTAGCGGCTTCTGCTTGTGGTAGTGCATGGGGAGCATGTCGCTCTCGATGAGTTCGTAGCTGTACGGCACCTTCGTGCCATGTTGCAATCCCCTGGTGTTTCCCAGGAGGTGCTGCATCAGATACTCGCCATCCCGAAAGTAAGTGCGAGCTGACATTCGCTGAGCTGATGGTTCGTCCAGCGTCCAGGTGACTTCAGGGCGCCGACACCATTCGTCGTAAAGGCTGGCCAGCTGCTCGTTCACTTCTTCATGAAGATCACCATTCGTGTCTTCGACCATGAACTCTGGGAGAATCCCCATGCCAACCGTGCGTGCGACCAGGATATCGAGCGCACCCTTTGCGATGTCGTTGTTTTGTTCGAGGTAGCGGCCCTGCTGTCGTAAAGACACTGCTGACTCGGTTACCGGTGTATTAGGCCCACGGTCCTCGCGTTTCGGCTTGTGCGTTCGTGAGGTTTTTGCAGACTCGTAGGCCGATACAACATTTTTTGCGGAAATTCTTCGAACTGCGTAGTCGGGGGCGATGCCGGCAAGTAAGCGGTCGTACCACGACATCAGCTAAACCTCCCGAGGGATCCGCCCAGACGGGAAGCGGCTTTACCGGTCCTGGAGGCATCAAGAAAATCTCGCTCTTGCCTGGACAACTCTGCCACCATCCTTTTGATCTCACTGACGTTCTGGCGGGTTAGGGTTCTGCCATTCAGAGAGAAAGAAGCTCCTGAGCTCGCAGCGGTCAACGCCGCACGCCATGCGGCGAGGTCTGTCTGAACGGTCGCGAGAGTGATTGTTGCTGACATTCCTTGAACTCCTATCGATATCGGTCCATCCAACCGTCGCCACGCTCACGGCGGATGGATGATTGCTGTTTCTTTTTCTTCGTTGCCGGTGGCGGCTTACCAGCGAGCTCAGTTGCGAGAGCTCGAAGTGGCACCTTCAATATTTCAAATGCTGCACGGGCGTAGACATAGCAATCCAGCGCCTCCACCCGTGGGCGGATGGCTTTGTATTTCTTGACCGGCCTGCCATCTTTAAACGTGGTCACCTTCTTTTCGCCGGTGAGCTGCTCGAAGTACTCCTCGTCGGCGCTCACTGGAAAGTGCACATAACCAGGCCCCGGCTCCGCCAACTTCAAAGACCCATAGATGAGGTCCTTGGCTTCGGCGGTACCAATCGAAAACAACCGGACTCGTTGGGCGTTGTTTCTGCTTGGCCGGCTGGTGAATGGCGCGGTGGGCTGGTTACTACCCTTCAGCGCCAGGAAATTACGCGCCTGGTGTTTCTTGCAAAACTTGTAGGCCTCTGTCGTGTAGTGGCCACCCGTGTCCAGGCCACCGCCGCGGATCCGGAGGGTCGCGCCTGATTCGTGTTCCCAGGTTGAGGTCTGTAGATACTGACCAACCTGGTTCCATAACTCGTTGCGGCCAGGGTCGCCATAGAAGATCTCGTGTTCGATCAACCAGGACTCACCGTCCAGCCCGAAACCCCAGATACTGATCTCGACACGGTCATCCTGGGTGTCACCACCAAACAGTAATGCTAGGCACTCTCTCGGGACTTTCCCTTCGGGGTAGTGCTCCCTACGCATATACAGATGGTGTGAATCTAGTTGGTCTGATTCTTCTTCCCACGTTTCCCCAAGCTTTGTGTTAACCCATGACTTCAGTTTTATCGGGTCTTTCTTTGCCTTGATGAACGCGTCAACAATTTGAGACCAGCTGTCACCACCAGGTGCGCAAAATCCTGCCCACATGTACCAGGTGACCGAGGCAGGCGCGTTCGTCACCTTGCCGTTGGCGTCGTAAAAAGTAATGCCGTCGGTTGTCGACATCCCGTTGTCAGAGATCCAGACGGCTTTCTCGTCCATCGCTGGCATTTCATCTTGATCGATCAGGGCAGCGCAGTGCTCGCACAAGTACGCTGCAGTAGATGGATCATTGTTGACGTACTTGATGCCGAAGCTCGCGTCCGGACCACCCCAGCGGAGGATTTGCCGCTCATTGCAATGAGGGCAGGGGTACCATCGCCTGAAGTGCTCATCCGAATCGCCGGCGGCCATTGAGATCTGGCAGGTGCCCGCCTCCTTCGGCGTGGATCCTCGAATCGATTTTGGGAAGGCGGCGCCTACAACCCGCACATCACCCAGGGATACTGGGTCACCTTCTCGTTCAATGTCAGCATCAAAGCTCGACAGTTCGTCGTAGATGACAAAATCAACCGACTTCTCTCGATAGTTCTTTGCAGATTTACCACCCATCAAGAACAGCTGGCGGCTGTTCGTAAACAGCTTGTAGTCCATCGTGTTGAACTTTGACTTCTTGTCGAGGTGAGGGAACATGTCCCGCATCACCCTAACGTCTCGGATCATCGGGTTTACATGCTGCTTGCTGAATCCATCACGAGCATCATCGGTCGGCTGAAACAGCATGCCGTTGCGCTTCTTGTGTTCGATGAAGTAGGCGATCGCGGCCAGAATCATCTTGGTGTAACCAACCCGGGCGGACTTGACCAGGTTCACTGCTCTAATGTCATCATTGCCCATCGAATTGAGCGGGGCCACCTGGAAGGGGACCGTTTCCCAGTCGCCTTCCACGTAAGCTGACTCCGGCGACAAGTAATAGTTCTGGTCTGCCCACTCCACAGCAGTCAACGGTTCTTTTTTTCGCAGCGTTGAATTCAACGCCTTGACCCAGGCGCGCTTCAGGTTGCCACGCTGACTAGGTGTAATACTCCTCAAGGAATTCATCGAATTTATCGGCGACGTCGGCGGCTGTGTTGCATGCCTTTGCGATTTCCTTCTTGATTACGTTGAGTTGGGTTGCCGTCATCTTTGGCATCGATCGTTTCAGTTTCGCCGGCAGCGACTCAAGAACTGCTGACATCTCTGCGCCAGCCTTCGCCCAGACAAACCCCGCGGCAGCTGTCGGGAACACGTTGCCCATCTTCTCGTCATTCGCCAGTTCCTGCCCGATCCGCTTCTCCCGATCGAGCTTGGCCTTTTCAATCACCGGGTTGAGGTCATCGCCGTCGCTACCTGCTTGAATCATGTCGTCAAGGCGTGCCTGGTACTTGAGTTGTTCGCGTGCAACGCGGTAACTAATGACCTGCGCGATCGTCCAGTAACGATGGCGCCCGATTTTGCCTACATGTTGTAGTTTCCATTTGTCGAAGGCCGTCCCTGATATCTGCAGGTGCAGCACCATCTGGCTGCGTGTAAGCCAAGTGGAATCGGGCTTCT